TTAGGACCGATCAACTTGATTTTATAAAAAAATCGTTAGACAAAGGTGGAACTAAATGACAACTGATATTGAAATACAATGGCAACAATCTGATATGGTCGAAGTTGCTTTAGGACAACCAGATGATTTTCTGAAGGTCCGTGAGACTCTAACCAGAATCGGCGTTGCTTCTAGGAAGGAAAGGAAAATTTATCAATCTTGCCATATTCTTCACAAGCAAGGTAAGTATTACATCGTTCACTTCAAAGAGCTCTTTGCTCTTGATGGAAAGAAAACAAATCTTTCTTTGAATGATGTACAACGTAGAAATAGAATTATTCAACTTCTAAGTGATTGGGGATTAATTACAGTTATTAAACCCGAAAGCATTGAAGATGTTGCCCCTCTCAATCAAATTAAAGTGTTGGCGTTTAAAGATAAAGACGACTGGACTTTAGAAAGTAAGTATAATATTGGAAGGAAAAAGCAAGAGGTTTAATGAGAACACTCAAGGTTCAGTTTTTGACACCAGATAAAAAAATAGTGTGGATGACTATACCTTGGGGGAAAAAACATTTAGACTGGTGGAGAGAAAGAGGATATGTTGTACTGATGACCGAACAATAAAAGTATGGTTATCAGTACATTCCTTTTTTAAGATTGTTGATATATAATAATGATGGGAGCGAAAGGTTAATTCCTTCCCCATACGCTACGGATGCTCATCTGAGGTCCTAATTTCAACTCGCTTACTTAAGGAGAAAACAAATGCCTAACACATTTACGATTAATACTTGGGATGCTTATACTCCCTTCGGTGTGGGACTAGAAAATATTTTTAATAGACTTGATGCTATGTCAGGTCATAACACTAGTTACCCGCCATATAACATTATCAAAAACGATGGATCTAATTACGAAATCGAAGTTGCTCTTGCTGGATTTAAACCAGATGAGATTGAGGTCTCTACAGAACAAAACATTCTCCGAGTTACCTCAAAAATTGAGAAACGAGATTCTGAAAGAACATACCTCCACAAAGGTCTCTCCAAACGTTCCTTCTCTCATAGCTGGCAACTCGCTGACGATGTACGAGTATCCTCTGTAGATTTTGATTCTGGATTATTGTCAATCTCTTTGGAAAAGATTATTCCAGAGCATCAAAAGAAAACAGTTTATAATATTGGGAGGTTTATCTCAGACCCAAAGTTCTTAACAGAAGATCGAGATTCAAACTTCCCTGGAGAAAATACTAAATAATTAAGTATCGTCGGCGCTGGAGCTTTCCTGGCAAATATCAGGGGAGCTCCCCATTTTTTTATTATGTGGTATAATAGATCAACGTGGCATTTGAAATATGATAGAAGATCCAAATGTAAAAATAGTAATTCTAAAAACTGGTCAGTATCTCATTACTAGGATACAAGAATTAAGAGAGTCCGATAAACCTTTGTGTTTTTTAATCACGGCACCATTGATTCTTTCGTATCAACAAAGTAATGAAGACCCAGAAAAAATGGAAATGGTGTTTACTTTGTGGTGCCCATTTTCTCAAAGCATTCAATACAGAGTTCCTTTTGAACATGTAGTATCTGTTGGAGAACCTAAAGAAGATGTTTACATCAGGTATATGGAAATTGCTGGACCTTTACTAGACAGAATAGATCAAATTGACGAAGACGAACAAGAAATTACGGAGGAAACAAACGAATGAGTACATCTATTGTAGTGTTAAAAACAGGCGAAAAAATTATTACAGATCTTCAGGAAGCATTTGATGGCGATACCGAAGAGAAAAAAGGTATCTGTTTAATCATGCGTCATCCATATGAACTTGCTTTATCTCCTACTGAAGATGATAGTGATTTAGATTTGAAAGTTGAATTTTCTAAATGGTGTCCGTATGCTATAGACACGGAGTTTAAAATTCCATATGACTCTGTTATTTCTATTGCTACCCCCGATCCTATGTTGGCGGAAGCTTTTGAAAATAAAGTCAAAAGAATTGAAGAAACACAAGTAGAACAGACATCTAATTTTTCAGTTCAACAACAAGCTATTGAAGAAGCATTGTCACAAATTAAATCAAAACCACCTGAGCAATGATTAAATTAATTAAATTTGATGGGGAGTGGATCGTTTCGGATGTTGAACAAATTGAAGAAGTGACGTTCGGGGACCCCGATTGTGTGCTAAAATACCCGTATCAGGTTGAGGGGGAATGCCTGGCACCCTGGCCAGCATATTCTGACGAACGAGAAATCGTTGTCAGATCTTCTGAGATAACAGTTATTTCAGAACCAAAAGCATTCCTTCTTAGTTCTTATATTAATGTAGTTGCCGAAGAGAAAGCATGAAATTTTATACCAGTGTTGAACAATCTGGAAATAACATTCTAGTTCGTGGTTATGAAAATGGTAGACAATTTCAAGACAAAGTACAATTCAATCCCACCCTGTTTCTTCCAACACCAAAAGATTCAGGGTGGAAAACTTTGGATGGTAAAAATGTTCGTCCTATTCAACAGGGTACAATTCGTGATGCAAAACAATTCATAGAAGAACACAAGGACATTGAAGACTTTGAGATCTGTGGTCAAACTAGGTTTCTAAATCAATACATTTTGGAAGAATATCCTGATGATGAGATTAAATATGATGTAAGTAAAATTAGAATTTTTACTATTGACATCGAGACTGGTGCTGAAAATGGTTTCCCGAATATCGAAACTGCTGACCAAGATATTTTGGCAATTAGTATTCAAGATAGCAATACTAATCGTATTACCGTTTTTGGTGCTAAACCATTTAGGAATGAAATGGGGGATGTTGATTACCTTCATTTTGAAAGTGAGACAGGTCTACTCAAAGGTTTTCTTCACTGGTGGTCTAGCAATTATCCAGACATTATTACAGGATGGAATGTTCAACTATTTGATATTCCGTACATTCTTCGTAGAGTAGAACGTTTGCTGGGCGAGAAAGAAGCACGATTAATTTCTCCTTGGAACAATATTCTTTGTAGGGAAATCTACATTAAAGGTCGTAAGCAGATTGCCTATGACATCAGCGGTATTGCTACGCTTGATTATCTGGAATTGTATAAGAAGTTTACTTACACCAACCAGGAATCATATCGTCTAGATCATATCTGTGATGTAGAACTTGGTGTGAAGAAACTGGATCACAGTGAGTTTGATACCTTCAAAGAGTTTTACACAAAGAACTGGCAGAAGTTTGTTGAGTACAACATTCATGACGTTCGCCTTGTGAATCAACTTGATGACAAGATGAAGCTGCTTGAACTTGCTGTTACGATGGCATACGATGCCAAAGTAAACTTTGAAGATGTATACTCACAGGTTCGTATGTGGGATAACATCATCTATGTTTATCTTGCTAAACAGAACATCACTATTCCACCAAAGAAAGAATCTTCAAAAGATAACAAATATGCTGGAGCTTTTGTTAAAGAACCTATTCCTGGGATGTATGATTGGGTTGTGAGTTTTGACCTTAATAGTCTATATCCTCACTTGATTATGCAGTATAATCTTTCTCCAGAAACTCTTCTTCCTCATAAACATCCTAATGCTAGTGTAGATCGGCTATTGAATCGAGAATTAGATCTTACAGATTTGATTGGGCAGACGGTGTGTGCCAATGGTACTTTTTATGATACAACCTACCAGGGGTTTCTTCCTAAACTCATGGAAAAGATTTATCAAGAACGTACTATTTACAAAAAGAAGATGCTTGCTGCCAAGCAGCAGTACGAAAAGACTCCAACGATTGAGTTGAAGAAAGAGATTGCCCGCTGTAATAACATTCAGATGGCACGTAAGATTCAACTCAACTCTGCCTATGGTGCTATCGGTAACGAGCACTTCCGATACTACAAACTTGAAATCGCTGAGGCAATTACTCTTTCTGGTCAGCTTTCTATCCGCTGGATCGAAAAGAAAATGAATGAATATCTTAATAAAATTTTGAAAACTAAGGAGGTGGATTATGTTATTGCTTGTGATACTGATTCAATGTATCTTAATTTGGGCAATTTGGTTGAACGTGTATACGAGGGAAGAGAGAAAACTCCTGAAAAGATTGTGGGGTTCCTTGACAAGATCTGTCAAATGGAACTTGAGCCTTATATTGAAAGTTCTTATCAAGAATTGGCAGAGTATGTAAATGCTTATGACCAGAAGATGAAGATGAAGCGAGAGAACATTGCTGAGCGTGGTTTCTGGACTGCCAAGAAGCGTTATGTTCTCAACGTATGGGATAGTGAAGGTGTGCGTTATGCCAAACCAAAGATGAAAGTTTGTGGTATGGAAACGGCACGTTCATCTACACCTGCTTACTTCCGTGATAAACTTACTCAGGCATACACTATCATTATTACCAAATCTAATGATGACATTCTAGATTTTATTGATAAAATAAAAGAGGATATCAAAACTCAAGACTATCTAAACATAGCATTTCCCCGAGGTGTAAATGGATTGGAAAAATATAAAAGCGTGGCGAACATATTTGGAAAGGGATGTCCCATTCAGGTCCGAGGTGCATTACTATATAATCACCTTGTCAGCAAGCATAAACTTACTCATAAGTATCCTCTTATCCAAGAGGGAGAGAAGATTAAGTTCCTCTACTTACGAACGCCAAATCCGATCCAACAAAATGTAATTTCTTTTTTCCAAACTCTACCACCAGAATTTAATCTAGAGAAGTATGTTGATTATAAACTTCAATTTGAGAAGTCATTTTACGAACCGCTCAAAAATGTGCTAGAATGTATTGGATGGAAAAGCGAGAGAAAGATCTCTCTACTTAGTTTCTTTTAGGAGTATATATGAATTTTTTATCTCAAGTAATTAAAGATAGCAAAAATGAATACGCTAGTTTTGTTAGTGAGGGTATTGCTGCTGGCGACGTTGAATCTTTTATTGATACTGGGAGTTACATATTTAATGCCCTGGTTTCTGGTTCTCTATTTGGAGGTATTCCATCCAACAAAATTACTGCTCTTGCTGGAGAGTCGGGCACGGGTAAGACTTTCTTTTGCCTTAGTGTTGTACGTAGTTTCCTTGCTAGCAATCCTAATGCTGGAGTCATTTATTTTGAAACTGAGTCTGCCATTAGCAAGCAGATGATCGAAAGTCGTGGTATTGATTCCAAGCGAATGGTTATTTTCCCTGTAGATACTATTGAGGAGTTCCGTACTCAGGCTGTACGTATCATTGATAAATACATGGAACAACCTAAAGAGGAGCGCCAGCCCCTCATGTTTGTTCTTGATTCTTTGGGTATGCTTGCCACCAACAAAGAAGTCGAGGATGCTTCCAACGACAAAAATGTTCGTGATATGACTAAAGCACAACTTACCAAATCTGTATTCAGAATTCTTACGCTGAAACTTGGTAAGGCAAATATTCCCATGTTAGTAACAAATCATACCTACGATGTTGTTGGCGCTTACGTTCCTACGAAAGAGATGGGCGGTGGTAGTGGTCTTAAGTATTCTGCTAGCACAATCATTTATCTCGGAAAGAAAAAAGAAAAAGACGGAACAGAACTTATCGGAAACATTATTAAATGTGAGGCGAAGAAGTCCCGTCTAAC